CAACGTATAAGGCAAGCATATGGCAATAGAAAAGTCACTATCACAGGCCCCACTGGGTTTAGGCGCACTTCCTATGATGGAAGAAGGGCCAGAGCTTGAGATCGAGATTGAGGATCCCGAGTCAGTTGAGATTGGCATTGATGGTATGCCCATCCTGCGTATTGAAGAATCAGAGCCTAGCGATGAAGACTTTGACGCCAACTTAGCGGAGTACATAAGTGATGGCGACCTACAAGCCCTAGCATCAGACTTAGTTGGTGACTTTGATGAAGATATTGGTTCACGCAAAGACTGGATGCAGACTTACGTTGACGGTATTCAGTTATTAGGTATGAAGATTGAAGAGCGTTCTGAACCTTGGGAAGGTGCATGCGGTGTATATCACCCACTGTTATCTGAAGCACTTGTGAAGTTCCAAGCTGAGACCATCATGGAAACGTTTCCAGCAGCAGGTCCAGTAAAGACACAAATCGTTGGCAAAGAGACCCAAGAGAAGAAAGATGCTGCTGAGCGTGTTGCTGATGATATGAATTATCAGTTAACAGATGTGATGCAAGAATTCCGACCTGAACATGAGCGCATGTTATGGGGCTTGGGTTTATCGGGTAATGCATTTAAGAAGGTTTACTTCGATCCAAGTATTGGTCGTCAGGTATCTATGTTTGTACCGGCAGAGGACTTAGTTGTTCCTTACGGTGCTACTGATCTAGCTAGTTCACCACGGGTCACGCATGTGATGCGTAAGACTCCTAACGAGCTACGCAAACTACAAGTCGCAGGGTTCTATAGAGATATTGAGTTACCAGATCCTGTCGATTCATTTGATGAAGTTGAGAAGAAGATCGCTGAAAAGATGGGCTTTAGGGCCACTACAGACGATCGTTATAAAATCCTTGAAATGCAAGTTGATCTTGACTTGCCTGGCTATGAAGACGAAGAAGATGGCAAACCTACGGGTATAGCGTTACCGTACATCGTTACCATCGACAAATCGAACGGTATTGTTCTTGCTATTCGTCGCAACTGGAGACCAGAAGATGAACATAAGAAAAAGCGTTCGCATTTTGTGCATTACGGTTATATTCCCGGTTTTGGTTTCTATTGCTTTGGTCTTATTCACCTCATCGGGGCTTTTGCTAAATCAGGTACTAGTATCCTCCGCCAACTCGTTGATGCCGGATCATTGGCGAACTTGCCTGGTGGCTTTAAGACCCGTGGATTGCGGATCAGGGGTGACGACACACCGATAGCACCTGGAGAGTTCCGTGACGTAGATGTTCCAAGTGGGACAATGCGTGACAACATTCTGCCGCTGCCATATAAAGAACCTAGTCAGGTTCTGGCTCAATTGATGAATCAAATCATCGAAGAAGGCCGACGTTTTGCCTCAGCAGCCGATATGAAGATTAGTGACATGAGTGCGCAAGCACCTGTGGGCACAACCTTAGCCATTCTGGAGCGTACATTAAAAGTAATGTCCGCTGTACAAGCCCGCATCCACTACTCATTTAAAGAGGAGCTTCGGTTACTTCGTGACATCATTCGTGATTACACTCCAGATACTTATACCTATGAGCCAGTTGAAGGCAGCCCACGTGCCAAAAAGAGCGACTATGACAACGTAGACGTGATTCCGGTCAGTGATCCAAACGCTGCAACAATGGCCCAGAAGATTACGCAGTACCAAGCCGTGTTACAACTAGCGCAAGGTGCACCACAGATTTACAACTTGCCTAAGCTACACCGTCAAATGTTAGACGTGTTGGGTATTAAGAATGCTCAACAGCTGGTTAAACTGCCCGAGGACCAAAAGCCCGAGGATCCAATCACTGAGAATACAAACGTTCTCATGATGAAGCCAGTCAAGGCGTTCTACTACCAAGACCATCAGGCGCATATTGCTGTGCATATGGCAGCTATGCAAGATCCAAAAATCATGCAGTTGGTTGGACAGAACCCACAGGCGCAAGCTATGCAAGCAGCAATGATGGCCCATATTAATGAGCACGTTGCCTACGAGTATCGCAAGCAGATGGAGATGCGGATGGGTATTGAGTTGCCGTTCCATCCAGATGAAGATGACTCGGATGAGAAGGCTATGCCACAAGAAGTTGAGGTTCGGGTATCTCAAATAGCAGCGCAAGCGGCTCAGCAAATGTTGCAACAGAACCAACAACAGGCTCAAGCCCAACAAAATGCTCAGGCACAGCAAGACCCAATCATCCAGTTGCAGCAGCAAGAGATGCAAATCAAACAAGGTGAGTTGGAGCTCAAGACTAAGAAATTGGCTACTGATGCTGCCGCTAAAGCCGATCAATTACAGATTGAGCGTGACCGCATAGAGTCACAAGAGAAGATTGCTGGTATGAATGCGCAAATTAAAGTTATCACCGATGACAAAAATCGCCTTGCAAAAGAAGGTGAGATGGGCGCTAAGTTAGGCATTGACCTGGCCAAATCCAAGGCTCAAATGCAAATGCAGCAAACCCGCAGTAAAGACGTTACAAAGGAGAAGACTGAGTAATGGAACCATTAGACGTTCTAGTAATAGAACTAGATAAAAGTGTCGTTCAAAAGCGAGACTGGGTAGCCTCCGGACAAGCCAAAGACTTTGCCGAGTACCAAAAAATTTGTGGAGAGATCAAAGGTCTGCTCTTTGCAAAGCAGGAAATATTAGACCTTAAACAAACAATGGAGCATTCTGATGAGTGAAATCCTTATCGGCACAAACCCCGATAAACCGCAGATAGTAGGATCAGTAGATTTTTCCAAAGCCGTAGAAGAGAAAGCTCGCCAGCTTCCAATTCCATCTGGCTACCGCATCTTGTGTGCGATCCCAGAAACAGAAGAAAAGTTTGAAGGTTCTGATTTAGTTAAGCCTGATGACCTAATAAAGAAGGACGAGATTCTAACCACAGTGTTATTCGTGGTGGCTCTTGGACCTGACTGCTATAAAGACAGCACTAGATTCCCAAGCGGACCCTGGTGTGGTGAAGGTGACTTTATTTTAGTTAGACCAAATGCCGGTACCCGCCTAGTAATACATGGCCGGGAGTTTAGGATTATTAATGACGACTCAGTTGAAGCCGTTGTTCAAGATCCTCGTGGCATATCCCGTAAATTTATATAGGAGCTAAATCATGGCTGAGTTTGAAAAAGAAGAATTTAAGTTCCCCGATGAGATAGAAGATAAGGGTAAACCCTTAGATGAAGTCGAGTACATCATTGAGGATGACACCCCTCCAGAAGATAGGGGACGTGAACCGTTGCCTACAGAGGTAGTTAAAAAGCTAGAAGCTGCTGATGAAGACAATGAAGATCTAGACCCCAAGGCTCAAAAAGAGCGTATTAAGCAGTACAAAAAGGTCTGGAACGACGAGCGACGGGCTAAAGAAGCCGCTGATCGTGAGCGTCAAGAGGCTATTAATCTAGCAAAACAAGTAATTGAAGAGAACAAAAAGCTCAAAGCACAATATAGTGCTGGTGAAAAGACCTACATTGAGACTGTTCAAAGCGCTGCCGACACCTCATTGGCTATGGCTAAGCGTGAATACAAAGAAGCGCTTGAGTCTGGTGATTCGGATCGCATCGTTGAAGCACAGACCGCTCTCTCAGAAGCAACATATAAATCACAACAGGCAAAACAATTTAAGCCTACTGCTTTACAAAGTGAAGAAAATGAGGTACAAATACCCCAATCGCAGCAAACACCAAAGGTTGACGCCAAAACGCAATCTTGGTTGGATGAAAATCCTTGGTATGGTTCCAAAAAAGCCATGTCCAATTTTGCGGTAGGGATACATGAAGAATTGGTGGATGATTACGGTCCAACTATCGTAGGTTCAGACCAATACTTCAAGCACATTGACAAAACAATGCGCAAAAAATTTCCTGAATATTTCGATACTCAGGAAGAAGGTAGTCAGGCTGAGCCAGAAAAAGAGCCCCAAACCGCTCCGAAAGCAAAGCCGTCAACGGTGGTAGCTCCGGCGACCCGCTCAACGTCCTCCAAACAGGTACGGTTGAAGCAGTCACAAATGGCCTTGATCAAAAAACTAGGCTTAAGTCCGGAAGTGTACGCTCGTGAACAACAAAAATTGGAGGCTTCAAATGGCTGAAAACAGACTGACCCGTGAATTAGATACCCGAGTTGAGGTAGAGCGCCCCACGCATTGGGCTCCACCTGAATTACTCCCTGAGCCCGACAAACAGGCTGGGTATTCGTATCGTTGGATTCGTGTCTCATCTTTAAACCAGGCTGACCCACGTAACCTATCTGCCAAACTCAGAGAAGGTTGGGAGCCCGTAAGGATTGAGGAACAACCCAAATTTCAAATGCTAGTTGATCCCAATAGTCGATACAAAGACAACATTGAGATTGGCGGGCTGTTACTTTGCAAAACCCCAGTTGAGTTTGTAGCTCAGCGTAATACTTATTACTCTGACCAAGCTAATGCTCAAATGAAGGCTGTGGAGAACGCTCTTATGCGCCAAAATGATCCTCGGATGCCTCTCTTCAATGAAGGTAAGGTTACGACGGGTTCTTTTGGTAAAGGTTCTTAACTTATTAATTAGGAGTATCAAATGGCTTATCCAACCGTTTC